CGATCACCGCCACGTCCCGATACATCCCGCCTGGAACGACCCGCTACTACTGGGTCGCGACCATCGCCAACAAGAACTCGCCGACCCGCTCCGAGCTGAACGCCGGTTCGGACCTGACGGCCGAGATCGCCGCGGTGTCCGGCTTCGCGACGTCCTCCGACCAGCAGGACACCCCGGACCTGGGCTCCCGCTTCGTGTCGAAGATCCCGGGCCGCATCACCGCCGACGACTCCAGCATCACGCTGTACATGTCGTCGACGTCCAGCGACGTGCGCACGCTGCTGCCGCGCGACACCGCCGGGTTCATCTGCATCTTCCCCGAGGGCGACACCGCGGGCCTGAAGTACGACGTCTTCCCCGTGAAGGTCACCGGCCAGCCGAAGTCCCGCGACGTGGAAAACCCGGCGCAGATCACCATCCAGTTCTCGGTGACCAGCATCCCCGTCGAGAACCTCACGGTGCCGTAATGCCGGGCGAATGGGGGATGCGCCACGGGAACGACCTGCGGCGCATCTCCCGTGAGCTGCGGAGCATGGACAACAAGGAGATCACGAAGCGGTTCCGCAAGGAGTTGCGGGCCGCAGCCCGCCCTCTCGTTCCCGTGGTCCGCAAGTCGATTCGCTCCATTCCGTCAAAGCGTTCCTACAGCGCAGACGGGCTGCGAGGAAACCTGTCACGCGCCACGAAGCTGGAAGTGCGCACTGCCGGCCGTCAGGCCGGAGTCGCCATCCGTGTCGACGGCCGCAAGATGCCCAGCCACATGAAGGGCCTGCCGAAGGCCGTGGAAGGCACCAAGCGCTGGCGGCACCCCGTCTTCGGCCACCGCGAGGTGTGGGTCGACCAGCCGAAACAGCCCTACTTCTTCCACGTCGTGCGACCCCTCGGACTGGCCTCCCGGAAGGCCGTCAACCGGGTCCTCGACGGCATCAGCAAAGACATCCGCTAGGAGAACCATGGCCCTGTCCCGCGACGGCATCCTCGGAGCCGTAGACGTCCAGATCGAAAAGGTCCCCGTCCCCGAGTGGGGCGACGAGGTCATCGTCCGCGGCCTCACCGGCGACGAACTCGACGACTACCAGGGATCGGTCCGTCAGTTCCGGCCCACCTTCGACGGCAAGGGCATGGAAGCCGTCCTCATCCAGGAAGGCATGCGAGCCAAGCTCCTCGTGAAGTGCCTCATCGATGAGGCGGGGGAGCGCCTGTTCACCGACCAGGACGCCCCTGCGCTCGGGGCGAAGAACGGCTCGGTCATCGACCGGCTGTACGACGTCGCCGCCCGACTCTCTGGCCTGTCCGAGGAAGAGAAGCAGGAGCTGGAGGGAAACTCCGAGCCGGCGGAGAGCGCCGGTTCTTCTTCCTCCTAGCCCGAGAGGTCTTCCACTGCTCGGTGGCCGCAATGCTCCGCCAGGTGTCAGCTCGCGAACTGGCGGAGTGGGAGATCTTCTACCAGATCGAATCCGAGGAGCGCGAAGCCGCAGAGAACGAGGCCGCCTCTCCGCATAACCGCAACTGGCCCTGACCTGACCACCCGGTGAAGGGAGGCGTCATGGCCAGTTCCAGCATCATCTACCGGCTGATCGCCCACGACTCTGCCTCGAAGACCTTCAACAGCGTCGGCCGGTCGGCGAGCAAGACGGAGTCCACGCTCGCGAAGCTGGGTGCAACTGCCGTCAAGGCCGGCGCCGCCCTAGCCGCGGGTCTCGCTGTGGGCTTGGCGAAGGGCGCCAAGGACGCGAGCCGGTTCCAGGCGGAGATGACCCGCATCTCCACCCAGGCCGGCGGCACGGCCAAGGACGTGAAAGTCCTCAGCGACGCGGTGCTGAAGCTGGGCACTTCCACGCAGCAGGGCCCGCAGCATCTCGCTGAGTCGCTGTACCACCTGAAGTCCGTCGGCATGGACAACGTCCAGGCGATGAAGGCGCTCAAGGAGAGCTCCGACCTTGCCGCGGTCGGCCACGCCAACCTGGAGGAGACCACCAACGCGCTGGCGGGCGCTTGGCGGACCGGCATCAAGGGCGCCACCTCATTCCACGAGGCCGTCTCCACGGTGAACGCGATCATCGGCGCGGGCAACATGTCGATGGACCAGTTCAACGCGGCCATCGGCACCGGCATCCTCCCCAGCGCGAAGACCTTCGGCCTGTCTATGAAGCAGGTCGGCGCCGCACTCGCCCTGATGACCGATGAGGGCATCGACAGCGCCAGCGCCGCCACCCGGCTGCGCATGAGCTTCAGCCTGCTCGGTGCACCGTCCAAGGCCGCCGAGAAGCAGCTGAAGACGATCCACCTCACAGGCCTCCAGCTGGCCGAGGCGATGCGCGGCCCCAAGGGTCTGATCGGCGCCATCAGTCTGCTGAAGGAGCACCTCGACAAGTCGGGGATGTCCGCCTCGAAGCAGTCGCAGCTCCTCAGTCGAGCATTCGGCGGCGGCCGGTCGAGCTCCGGCATCCTGCTCATGCTCAACAACTTGGATGTCCTGGAGAAGAAGCAGGAGCAGATCAACCACTCCACGGGCAAGTTCGACGACGCGGTCAAAATGCAGAGGAAGACCGCCGAGGCCCAATGGCACCTGCTCACCTCGAATCTCGAGGTGATGGGGATCCGGGTCGGCACGAAGGTGCTGCCGCCTGTGACCAGCTTCTTGCACTTCCTGGCTACCACTGCCATGCCCGCGGCTGCCGGGTTCGGCCGCGTCATGAGGGACCTGATCCCCGTCGGGGCGATCAAGCAGAGCATCGGCGAGGCCAAGTCGACGATCGGCGGCTTCCTGTCCGGGCTCACGGGCGGCAAGTCGGTGTCCGGCATGGTCGGCGACTTCATGGACGGACTGAGCGGCGGCACGAAGGCGAAGACGCCGGCAAAGCCCGTGACGCCGATGCTCAAGGCGCCGTCAGTGCCGCGGCTGCTGGCTCGCCCGAAAGCGCCGGCGGGGCCGCTGTTCAAGCAGCCGTCGACGCCGGGCCTGCTGGCCATGCCGAAGGCGGTGAAGCCTCCGAAGTCGGCTGCCGAGAAGATCGGCGCCCAGGTCCGCGACGCCATCTCGGGCGGCTTCAAGGACATCGACTGGGGCAATCTCGGGTCGATCCTCGGCAAGGGACTCGGCGACGCGATCGGCTGGGTCGCCAAGCACACCGCGGACATGACGAGGAAGATCGTCAAGATCTTCGATGGTCTCGACTTCGTCCAGATCGGCAAGAGCTTCGGCGGCGCCGCGATTCCCCTCGCGATCGGGTTCATCACCGATCTCTTCAAGCCCCTGTTCAGCCTGGACTTCGGGAAGAAGCACTGGCTCGACGCGATCCTGGCAGTGATCACGATCATCCCGATCGGGCGTCTCGCCGGCCCGCTGGCGAAGCTGTTCGAGCGCCTCCCGTTCCTGAAGATCTTCGAGCCGCTCCTCAAGGGCATCAGCAAGCTGGGCGGCTGGCTGGAGAAGGGCCTCGGGAAGGTCTTCGGACCCATCGGCCGCGGTATCGCCGATGGCTTCCGGCGCGTGTTCCCGGAGGCCGGATCCGCCCTGGTCGGCATGGTCGAGCGCTGGATTCTCAGGCCGCTGTCCCGCCTGAAGACGATTGGCCGCCTGGCTCCGGAGTGGCTCTCCGACGGGGTCCGCCGCGGTGTCGGGGCCGTCTCGGAAGCCTTCTTCAAGCTGATCAAGACGGTGATGTCCCCGTTCGCGAAGGTCGGCAGCTGGCTGGTCTCCAAGGGCCGCTCCGCCGTCACCGGCTTCAAGTCGGGCGTCAGTTCCGGCGCCCGGGCCATCGGCAGCTTCATGTGGCGCTGGGTGGGCAAGCCCGTCGTGGACGCCTTCCGTACCGCCGGGTCGTGGCTGTGGTCCAGGGGCCGGTCCGTCGCGTCCGGCTTCAAGTCCGGGGCCGTCTCCGGCGCGAAGGCGATCGGCAGCTTCATGTGGCGCACGATCGGGAAGCCGACCGTGGACGCGTTCAGCGGCACCGGCAAGTGGCTGTGGTCGGGCGGCAAATGGCTGGTGTCCGGGCTGAAGTCCGGTGCCGTCTCTGGAGCCAAGGGCATCTCGGGCTTCATCAACCGGACCGTGATCAAGCCCCTCGTCGGAGCATTCAAGGGCGCACCCTCTTGGCTGAAGTCCGCTGGCAGCTACCTGCTCAGCGGCCTGAAGTCCGGTGTTGTCGGCGCGATCAAGGGCATCGGCGGCTGGCTCTGGAAGAACCTGGTCAGTCCGATCATCAGCGCCGTGAAGCACTTCTTCGGCATCCACTCGCC